CCCGGGCATCTGGGTGTGCTTTTAGGAAGCGGTCTAGCCTGCTGGCTACTGGCTCATAATCCGACAAATCAAAACCCACGGGCATGCTCTTTCTCTAAGCGGTCTAGTTCCGCATTGCAATAGTCCAGCGCTTTTTTCAGCACTTCTATTTCTTGGTCTTTGGCGTAGATGATTTTGTTTAGGTCGCGTTCGTTTTGGTATAGCAACTCAGCCACATCATCATTGTGGGTGTACTCACTCATTGGTTTGCTTAACAGTGCTGATGTAGGTAATGCCTTTAGACGCGCCACTGCTGTTGTAAGACGGGTGCCATTTGTCGCGGTTCCGTTCAGCAACTGTGGGCAGTGAATGAAGCAAGCCAACCACTTCGAGCACAAGGCTGGACTCCTTGAAGCGCAGCTCTATTGCTAGTTGGTTGCTTAGGTTCATTAGTCGGGCGATTAGTTCACCTGTTGATGTTTCCATTATTCGTCTCCTAAGGGCATTACATAATCGTGTAAATCTAAAACTCTGATGACTTCGGCTAAAGAGCCATGACCAAAATTAGTAAAACTAAGCAACTGGTCTTGTGTGTGACGTAATAAATCGTAGTCAGTAAATATGCCTTGACGGGCTAAGACGTTTCTTACGCGCTCTCCCATTTCCCAAAGCATTTGGCTTTTTAACAGTCGTAAATACTGTGCTTGCTCTTTTTCGTATATTGCATACTGGTTTGGGTCTTTTGACCATGGTGTTTTAGGTTTTGAAGCCCAAATATATTCGTGTTCTCTTGCGAGATTTCTTGTTTCCATTTGTTTTCCTTTGTTAATTTCCTGATGTTGCTCGCCAGTGACCAAGACCGCCATTGCGGTACAGATACTGCGCCACTTTGACATTGCATCTGACATTAAGCAGTGCCTTAATCACATCCTGTTTCTTACAGACTGCGCGTGTCACAGTAGCCCATGAGCCCTGTATCTGTAACAGACCCACATCTGGGCGACCATTAGCCCGAACGGCTGACAGGCTTTTTTCATTGCACCGGGACTCTCGGTAAGCAATTTTGCTCATCACCGGCACGACCTTGGCAGGAAAATACTCCCTGAGTAGTGGTTCCCATTTAGGGCACGATAATGCAGCTGCACTTGCGTGGGCTGGGGTGGATAGGGCAAGGATTAGCGATAGTGCCATGAGTTTCTTAATCAACTCTTTCAACTTCTGTAGGCGGTGACCAACTCAAGTAAGGGGCTAGCCGAGTGGCTACCGTGACTCTGATATGTTCACCTGTTTTCAAATCCGTAAAGATTTGAACCAGTGTTAGCTTGTCCCTAGAGACTAATGGGCTGTAACCCCATGTCGGTATCATGGTCGGTTGTTCATCATCTTTAGGAACAGCCAGCAAGAGACCCAACCTATGATGAAACTGTAGATGAATTGGGTATCGCTCATGCCCAGCCCTTCACTATGTCCATGCCCTTTGCCGTGATGGCACACACAATGCCCTGAGAGCCACTTGTAAGCGCTCTACGGATGCCCAAGTCCTCAATCAGTCCAATGGTGCGCAAGTCACTGCAGCGCTTCCAATAGCCCTTTATTTCATGACCAGCCAGCGCGGCTCGAGCCCCTGCTTCTTCATCAGTGAGGCCCAAAGTTGCGTAGAAGTACTGCTCGAGCAGCACAGCTCTGTGGGTGCCTACCCTGACAGGGTTTACTTGGCGAGATGTGTCCGGGTCTGAGGCCCTGAACAGTGGTAAGTCCTCTAAGAGGTAATCCTTCATGCGTGACATTTTTTGTTTCCTTTGTTTAGGCCATTTGAGTGGCTGGTGATTACTTTACACAATTTAGATATTCGGTGGTGGATATCCCAATGGAAACAAAGACACCCACCACCTAGCCTCAGCACCGCTCAAACAGTGGCTGAGAGTCCTTTACGGCAACACGGGTGGCTTGTCGCCACACACATATTGCCAGTGCCAAGCCTCAAACTCTGGGCTTTTCGGGTCTGAGCCTTGAAGGTAGAAACCATATTTAGGTGCGTTGGCACACATCCAGTCAAAACATTTACCACCCATAGAAACTAGGGCACCATCTTTTTCATATCCCACGTCAATAGCAAGACCAAAGCCATGGTTAGAAGTGCCCGGCACACCGCTAGGCGATTTACCTTTTTTCAGGTACCACAGTTTGTCTTGGTACTTGCGTGTTACTTGTGGGCTACGGCCTTGGTCTTTCAGTGCGTAACGATCAACGAACATGGCTAGTTGTGCATCGAATGGGCGGTAGTCGCCAACATTGCGCAGCTTGTAGCCAGCGGTGAGGCAGTCGGCGTAGAGTTTGTTAAATGCCACGGCTGCGCCTGTCCACATTTCGCCACCTGTCTTGACTTTTTTAAGCATGGCTGGGGTTAGGTTTCCGTTGCCAACTTTGGCGACTTCGGCTGGTAGCACCATTTTTTTGTAGGGGTAAACCTTGGTCATAGCGCTGGTGGGTCTTTGGGTTTGTCTTTAAGGCCGTTGCCAGCAAGCAGACCGATAAGGCCACCGGCAAGGGTCATAAGCATTGGGGAAAGAATTGCCCACGCTTCACTGTCGTTCGGTGCCTGTTCCGTGCTTTGTACTACAAAAAGCAAGCCGTAGAGCAGAGCCACAATTGAAAACAGGAACGCGCTCGAGAGGCATACGCCTACAACAAGAATTAGTCGTGCTTTTATTTCCTCGTTTGTCATGCGGTTTTGTGGTTTCATTTGCATTTACTTTCTAGAAAGCCGTTGGCTTTTGTGGTTTGGCAGTTTTCTCGTACACGATCACCGCAGGCTGTGAGCATGACTATGAGCAGGCTAAGCAGGGCTAGGCGTTTCATCGGTGCCTTCTAATGTCCAGCCTGTAGCAAGTAGCGCTTCGTATTCTGCTTCGGTCATTTCGCGTACTTGGTCGTCTGTTTGTATGTTTGGTCGTGTCATGGGTTATGCCTTTCGGTATCCGTAAACGGTAATAGTTCCGCCTGTAAGGGTTCCGCTGCCCGGGCTTATAGTGAAGTCCGTGTAACTGGTTGCGTTATCAAGAAAACCCGCGAAATGTCCCGAAAGAGTTGTATCAACATAACTGCCGTTTATTTGTGTACGAACTGACAAAAATGGGTTTTGGATTTCCACCCTTATTCTTGCAAAAGAAGTACTGGATTGTCCAGAAAACGTAAATATTGCGCCGTTATTGTCAGGAACATTGGCAAGTGGTGTGGTAGTAGCATAAGTAACGTAAATAAGTTGCGAATAGTAACCAGTAGTAGTAGTCCCAAGTTTTAGCCTAATTGACGTGGCAGTGCTTCCTACGCCGCCAGTGTAAGAGACAAGATAATTGTCGTAATCGGTTGAGAAAGCGCTAGTGACATTGACGCTAGAAACGGCTGTGCCAACCGTCTGCGATTTGACATACACCAGCCCCGAGTTAGCCAAATAAGTATTGGTATCGGCACTCGTAAGCACCTCTGTTCCGAATGTTTTAACTGCCATAAGTGCGTATCCTAATCTGTTGGCGGTGTAGGGAATGTGACGGTAGATGCAGGCACCCACGTTTCTGGGAAGTCCCGCAGCTGCTGACGATACTCAACCCACGCAGGAACATTCAGTGGCGAGTCAGGCAGGACAGTCCAGTCACTAGCTACCAGCAGTTGATCACGAATAGCCCTCATACGGGGAACGCGTAGCCCTTGCATCTCTCGTGGCATCATGGCGTCTAGGTCGTAAGTGTTTGTCATGTGTTCCTACAGTAAAAGGTCTGGGCCGTTAAGCGATGACCTGTTAAGGGTAAACCATTGGGCATATCGAGCAGAGCCGTCTATCGTCATTTCGTATTTGCCCGGCACAATCCTGTGACTGATTTGGTTTATCAGTTGGTCTTGGGTAAATGATGAACCTGTGGATGGGTTGATTGTCAAAGTGTAACGCTCAAATAGTTCTAGCCCGAGCAGGGTTGTCCAGTCTGCGGTTACGCCTGCTACGCCTACTTTTACAGGGGTGGTGTCGCTAAGCAGTTGTCCACCGATATTGGCTTCATAGGCTGCCAGTGTTTGTGCTTGGTCAATGGTGGATAGTTGCGTCTGCAGGCTGGTGGTGTTTCTGCCGTAGGCCGTGACGCTTGCTGTATTGGTGGCTGTCCATGTGCCGCCTGCTGTGAAGTCCACCTGATAGACGTTGCGCAGATTGTCGCCTGAATACTTAATAGATATTTGTGGTTCGTAGCCGATTGAGCCTGTTGCCAGTGTTGCCTGTGAAGTTATTGACTTGGTGTTGGTAAATACATAGTTGCGGTCTGTCAATGTGATGGTGCCATTTTTAGACACATACATGACGCCACCTTCAGAGTTATTAACCAGTGCTAACTCGGCAGCAAGGTTTTCACCTACTTGGCTTAGATTGCCAACTGATGCCACAGGCGTGGCTGTAGCACTTTTAAGGGCGCTAGGGAAACTGGTAAAACCAATCAACCTGTTAAAACGTGCAGCCGTTGTTTCAATAATGTTTGACACGCTGTAGTTGTAAAGGTTGGCTACCTGTGCGGCTGATAGTGCGTAGTTATAAACACTGGTTTCTTGCATCCGTGGGCCAGAAAGATATATCTGTTCTCTTTGCGCCCAAGGGTTAGCGCTCGAAGTAACTGCGCCAGTGACATCTTGCCCGTTTATATACACCTTTAATGTTGTGCCGGTCATTGTTACAGCAAGGTGAAATGGGCCTGTGTTTTCATCAACGCTTGCAGGGAATGTGGTTTTGAAAAGGGTGGTGCTGTTGTTGCCCCAAATTTCTGTCGTTGCCCCAGAAAAGAATGTCAAAACTCGTGCGTTGTATAAAAAAGCATCAAAACCGTAAGCCACACCTGCACCGTTTGTTGGTGTTATCCATGTTGCAACCGATACTGAGGTGTCACGAGTAGCTGTATTTGAGCCACTTAAATATCCGTAACCAACAAACTGCGTAGCCGCAACATTTAACTGTGGAATAAGGCTAGAAACTTTGCTGTAGTCCCCTACATAGCCAATAGGTTCAGCAGTCAAGTTAGAAGGGCGACTGCCTAAGTCTTTAAGAAAGCCTTGACCTAGAGGGTCGTCAAGCCTGTAATAGTGAATAGGTGCCAGCGTTTGTGTGTATTCATACAACGTGTCGGGCAGCTGCTCCTGAGCTAATAAAGCCAGCGCATCAAAACATTCAAGCGACACTGTGCCAGTCTTGCCAGCATCATTGAACTGTGCAGGCCACGCTGCAATGTAGCCACGGAACACACTGAAGGTTGTGCTGTTAGAGGTGGCTTCAATCTTGATCTGGCGACGCGGTAGCAACTTGCCGTAGTAAGTACCAGCCGTGTTAAACGGGTCAAAGAGTCGGGTGTTGTTATTGAGCACCACATAGGCAGTGCCAACTACGTTGCTGTAGTCGTCTGACCTGCCACGATTGACATCAGCAGAGAACACATAAGCGGATACATCTGTCCATGTCGGTGACGCCACATAAGGGCCATCATCAAAAGCGATATAGACCTTGGGGGTTGGGAAAGCCATTAGCCAACCTTTAGAGGTAGAGGGCCAGAACGGTTTTGGTATGCCTGCAAAGCATCTACAACAGATTTGCCGATTGCTACAGGGTCGCCTACGCCTGTGTTGACAACAATGTTGGGTGCACCCGGCACACCAAAGTTTTGGTTGCCAGTGTTAGCAATAGATGAAGGCTGGGTGTTTTGGATGTTGCGCTCCATGTTGAAGTAGCCCATCTCTTTGAAGCCGCCAAAGACGTTGCCTAGCCCTATTGCTTTTGTTCCTAGGTTCCCTAATTTTGCTAAGCCGTTCATTGCTTTAGCGGCAAGGTTGTACATCTGCACAAAAGCGTTAGCGATGGTGCTAGTGAAGTCGAGAATGGCATTGATTATGTAGGTGCGGTCTGTGTTGTCACGCAAAAGGCTAAACAGTGCAGCAAGGTTGATCACGATAAGACCAATGGCTCCTGCTATTACGCCTAGCCCTGCAGCGCCTAGCGTTGGCGCTATGCCAGCCAGTCCAGCGAGTGCAGCATTAACAGCTGTGAGTGTTGTGGCAACTCCTGATAGGAACGCAAGACCTTTGAAGGCTCCACCCAAAACTACGATGGCAGCGCCAAAGTCAAGAGCTGCACCTGTGGCACCGTCAGCCTCAGTTACCCAATTTTTTAAGTAGCCAGCAGTGTCTTTGAGTGTTTGTCCTAGTCCTTTTTCACCGATTGAGTCCACGAAACGCTGGATAACAGGCAAAATTTTAGACGTTATGAACGACACCATGCGTTCAAAGATTGGCAGCAGCGCGTAGCCAATGCTTTCTTTGGTTTCGCCTATGGCAATTTTGAGCCTGTCCATGCGGCCCTTGAAAGTGTCTGCAGCTGTAGTTGCTGAGCCTGCGTAGGTTTTGCCTAGCGCCGCCATGATGTCGTCAAGACTCTTATTGTCTTTAACCATCTGTTTTACTTCTGGGGACAAGCGAGACAGGGCGGTCATGTTGCCACCCAAAGCCTTAGAAATACTGTCGGTCACAGTAGCCAGCGATTTGCCAGAGCCCTTTGAGATGTCCATAGAAAGAGACAGCAACTTTTGTGCCTTTGCAATGTCCTTAGTACCCCTAGTCAGTTTCGCAAGGCTCGGCCTCAACTCGTCATCAGCCACGCCGTTAGCCAAAGACATAGCAAGGATAAAATCCTCAGTGGCTTTGACCTGTGCATCAGTGGCCTTAGTCGTGGTCTTTAACTGGCGAGCAAGTAACGCTGCAGATTGCTGATCTTCAGCGGCTGCCATAGCAAAATTAGCCCCGGCAACAGCGAGACCACCAAGAGCCACGGCTGCAGGCAGGAACGCTTTTTTTAGCGACGCGCCGACTTTGCTGCCAGCGTTCTGTATTTCACTAAACGCTTTCTCGGCTTTTTTTATTCCTCGGGTGTCAAAGTCCGAAACGATATTTAGAACAATGCTCATAGCCTGCCCTGCCTTCCTGTGAGCATCATGACACGGTTCACTAGCTCTTGCACTTGACGCTCAACCTGTGTAGAAGCTGCTTCATAGGCTTTGTAAATAACGCGTGAAGGCTGACCATATCGAGCAGTTAAGTTGCGACTCAGTAAGCCGTTGGCTGCCATGTCAAAGATTGTGGCTTGTGGGCCTGCCCAGCGAATACCAAAAACACCCACATTTTGCAGGTTGCCTGTAGGTGATGAACGTACTTTCTTGGCGTTGGTGAAGGCTTTAATGTTGCGCTTCACCCGGGCATCCTGCCAGCTCATGATGTCAGCGCCTGAGGCTGTTTTCCATGAGCGAGCCATGCCCGACAGTGGTGCGCCAGAAGGTAGGTCTGTCTGTGCCTTTTGCACGACTGGTTGCACAATGGTCTTAAAGTCTTTAGTGATCTGGCGGCGTAAGGATTTGTCCAGTTGGTTAAGTTCGCCAAGAGCGACCTTCAACCCTGTGAACTCCACGCCTACATTTACACTCATTACTTGCGACTTTCATTAAGCAGTTTTATGACTGTCGAGAGGTCATCTGTGTCGAATTCTACTGTATGGGGCCACCAACCTGTGGCTACTAGAACACCTGCTAAAGCGTGTCGGTAGGTGCCCCTTGGATAGGGTTTTCAGGGCCAGCATCCTCAGGTTCAATGTTGATTACTTGGTCTAGGTAGTCATCAAAAACAATCGGCACGACAATGCCAGCGCGTTTTGCTGACTCATACGCCAAGAAAGCAAGCCACTCGATGTGTACGTCACTGGCAAGTTGCCCAGCACCTATCTTGTATTTGCGTTCAAAAGCAACAATGCTTGCCATGGTTGTAGTGACGGTGTATGCGCCATCCACTGTGGTCACGTTGAGTTTAATTCTCATGTCGGGTTCCTTTGTTTAGTCGGGTTAGACGATTGGCGCTGTGTAAACGCCACCTGTGAATGTGATGTCAATAGAACTGATCTCACCCAAAGTCGCGTTGATTACTGGCAGGGTCTCTAGGTAGGTGCCTGTCAGTGTGAAGTTAGGGTTAGTTGCACCCACTGAAGCAGATGTTGGCTTGACAGTGACAGTCGTTGAAGTGCCCACCAGTGTTGCCAAAGTTGCGTAAACCTCAGAAGCTGCGTAAGTCATAAACAATGTCAATGTGAGGGTGTTGTCCTCGATAGTTGCCGAATACACACGAGCTGTGTTTCCAAAAACTGTGGTGTCCTGAGCAGTGTTGGTGCGCTCAAGCGTGGCTGCAGTACAGAAGCCTGTGAGTGCCACAGAGTTCACTGTTACAACGGGGTTAGAAAGATAAGTACTTGTGGCCATGGGGTTACTCCTCTGGAGATGTTTCTACTGTTTTAGCAGATTTGGTAGGGGTTTTGTCGGATTTGATAAAGCCACCCCAGATGAGTGCGTCAATGTTGATGCCTTCCGCTGGGAAAAACTCAGTGCCGGATTTCCCGACTAGATCAGAAATAATTGTGTACGCCATGATGTCCTTAGTTTGTCTTGACTGCTATAGAGATTACTAGGTCGTAGCAGGGATAGTCAGCCCCACCAATGCTGTATGCCGTAGGGCTACCGCTTAGAACGATTGCGCCACTGTTGATGACTGCAGCTGTGATGGAAAGCAACTGACGCAGGACAGGTAAACCTGCTGGGCCTGAGCCAATAATCTTGACGGGGAAGTTCATTTTGAGCACATTGCCGTTGCCAGCGAACAGGTCAAAAGATGGCGCGTCTAGAAATACACAGTTGGGCACAAGTTTTGTGGCGTCATTTATTACCCTCAGTCCTGAGACTGTGGCAAGGAAAGCAGACAGGTCATCTAGGCCTTCGTTCAGCAGGTCTGTATAGGCCATTTAAGCGACCTGAGGGCGATGGATGCCCAAGAGCTGCTTGATAACTGGAGTCATCGCAGAAACGCTTGCAGAGCCCATACCGTCAAATGTGGCAAAGGTGTCTTGAACACTGCCACGGGCACGCCACAGTGCAGCTGCATACATTAGGGTGCCCAGCGAAACGTCATGACCCGGTGAGGTTCCTAAAGCATCGCCCGTGTACCCGGACTCTTGACGCCTACGCCAGCAGAAATCGTTAGCAGCGTTTCGAGCCTGCGTAGCCAGCGTGTAGTCATCACTTGGGTTTGTAATTTCTACACCAAGGTATGTAATTAGTTCTGCCGTTGTAACCCATGTGCAGTTCTGCGTGTAGGTA